GATTGAGCAAGACATGCTAAATCAAGGTATGGACCCTAATCAATATATTGTAGGCGGTAATCCCTCTATAAACCCCCAAACTGGGCTACAAGAGTTTTTCATAAAAAAACTATTTAAAAAAATTAAAAAGGTTGTAAAAAAAGTTGCGCCTATAGCAGTCAACTTTATACCTGGAGTTGGTCCAGTAGCAAAAGCTGCACTTACTGCAGCAGCTGGTAAGGCATCAGGATTATCTACTAAAGAAGCTTTACTTGGTGGAGCATTAAGTTTTGCAGGCGGTAAGATGTTTGGAGGAGCAGGCGGGGCTGGTCAAGGATTAGGAGGTTCTGGTAGATTTTCAAGAATAAAAAGTTTTTTTAATCCTGCAGAAGGCGCAGAGGGTTTTTTAAAAACTAGGTTTGGTATCGGTCAGGGCAAGCTTGGGCCTAGTATAAGAAGAGGTCTGGGTAGTATGTTTAAACCAGGTCAACAAACAAGTTTTGATATGGTATCTTCGCAGCTTGATCCAGAAACAAATATGTATGTAGATCAATATGGTAATCAAATTGATGCTGCTACTTACAAACAATATTTATCGAACCCAGCCTCTATACCTTCAGCAGATGTTGGACCTTTTGGAGGCACACTTGGACCAAGATTAAAAGAGACATTTTTAGGTGACGCTGATACATCAGGTAGTTTTTTTGGAAGAAAAACACCAGATTCTATAAAGGGTATTGAAGATAAAATCAAAGGCGTAGAAAATAAAGGTCTTATGGGATTAGCTGCTTTATTTGGTTTAGCTACTAAAAGAGCCGCAGAAAAAACAGAAGGTGGTTTACGTGATATACGATTATCTACTAGACCAGATCTTATGCCACAACAAGTATTTCAAGGCTTTGATACTGGCGTAAGACCAGGTATGTCTTATGGTGGTGCTTTAGGATACCGACCAGGCATGTCTTATGGCGGTCCTATGGATGAGGATGAATTAGATTTGCGTATAGGCGGTCCATCTATAGGTCCTGGTACCGAAACAAGTGACGATATACCTGCTATGTTAAGTGATGGTGAATTTGTCATGACCGCTGCTGCAAACAAAGGACTTGGCGGTTTTAAAATAGAGAAAAACAAAGATAGCCTTACTATTTTTCCCACAGGTAAACCAGACAGAGAACAAGGATTCAAAAACAACGACAAATTAATGAAGTTTTTTGAAGACTATCAAGATATGATGAGTTAATTATGGGATTAATAAGAGATATAGTAAGAAGCAGAAGAGGTATCGAGCCTCCTA